TTATTATATATAATTATATTAAACTATATTATGTTCTATAGAGGCATATTTGCCTTTTTTATTTGATTTTATTCAAAAAAAATGTTATAATTAGTTATGGAAGAGGTAATAAATTTTAAAAAGCACTGGGAAAACAATGTAAGATACCATTGTAAACAAGATTTTCTTACATTTGTGCGTACATTTGCTCCAACAATCATCTCTGATTGGAAAATGGGCAAACATATCCAAGTAATTTCAGAAAAATTAAAACAATTAGAAGCAGGAACTATCAAAAGGCTGATGGTTTTCTTGCCTCCACGTAGTTCTAAGTCAGTAATCTGCTCTAAATTGTTTCCAGCATGGTATATAGGAAGGAATCCAGAACATGAGATACTTACAGTCAGTCATAGCGACCAGCTCTCTAGCGATTTCGGTAGGTCTGTTAGAGATATTGTATCAACTAAGTCTTTTCAAGACGTATTTAAAGGTGTTTCTCTTAGGACAGACGTTAGAGCAGCAGGAAAATGGAAAACAAACAAAGGAGGAAGCTACTATGCAGCAGGAGTCAAGAGTCAAATCGCAGGAAGAGGAGCACATATAGCAATTCTTGATGATGTGATGTCTGAAGAAGACTCATATTCAGAGGCAGGAAGAAGATATGTAAAAGAATGGTACCCTGCAGGTCTTAGAACTCGTATTATGCCTAATGGTTCTATTCTAATTATTAATACCAGATATCATTATGATGATTTATGTGGGTGGTTACTAAAACAAGAATCAGAGTTCTCTACTATTCTACCTTGGGAAGTAATAAGAATACCTGCATGGTTAGATGAAGCAAGTGCCGAGTTATTAGAGTTACCTGTTGGTTCTTCTTATTTCCCAGAGTGGAAAACAGATGACTCCTTAAAGATTGATGAACAAGAAATCAGAGCATCTAATGGTTCACGTTATTGGAATGCTTTGTATATGCAGGACCCTACACCTGATGAAGGTGGTTTAATAAAAAAGAAATGGCTACAGTGGTGGGAATATGATGAACCTCCAGCTTGTGATTTTATTATTCAAACATACGATACTGCCTTTTCTACAAGAACAACAGCAGACTACAGTGTAATTCAAACATGGGGTATCTTTTCACGTTTCTCAGAAAACGAACATGGATACGAAGAGTTTCAACCACATTTAATTCTATTAGGAAACATGCGTGGTAGATTTGAATATCCAGAGCTACGTAGAATAGCACAAATGTTATATGATGAATTTAATCCTGATGTATGTATTATTGAAAAGAAAGCATCAGGACAGTCTCTACTGCAGGATATGCGTAGAGCTGGACTTCCTGTGCAAGATTACATTCCAGATAAAGATAAAGTATCTAGAGTGTATGCTGCCTCACCAATGATAGAAGCAGGCAGAGTCTGGTTACCTAAAAATAAAAAATGGTCTGATGATTTATACACAGAGATTTTACAGTTTCCAAACTCAGCTCATGATGACCAAGTTGATGCTATGACAATGGCAATACACTACATGAAAGAATCCTGGAGACTTACACATCCTGATGACCCATACTATGAAAATGAAAATAATTCTAAAAAAAGGGTTGCTTATTGGAGATTTTAGTGATATACTATACGAGAGAGATAAATTATGGAAAAAGACAAAAAAAAGAAACAACCTAAATCTAAATTAATTATTAAACCAAAAGTAAATATTAATTTAAGTAAAGCAAAAGCTAAAGTTAATTTTAAACTTGGTGATAAAGTAAATGCACAGATACAAGGTTATGGTAAAACTAAAAGTCTTGTCAAAGGGTCAAATAAATTACAAGGTTCTAAAGTTTCTGGTAAACTAGAAGTACAAAGAGGAAGACATGCTTTAGAAGGCAAGGGTGAATATAGGCCAGACACACAAGATAAATCAGGACAACTAACATATAAATTTAAATTTTAAAATGAACCCAGCAGAATTATATACACAACTAGCAACACAACAACCTAAACGTGAAACACCTGTTGTTGAACCTGAGTTTGAAATGCCTGAGTTAAATGATGTTGAAAAACAAAACTTAGCAGATTTTGCCGAAAGTGTATATAAACAATATGAAGATTTACCTATGGCACAACAATTAGGTTTAGCAGTAGCTCCTGGAACTGGTGAAGCTATATCAGCATATGAAACTAAAAAATTTGCTGAAGAAACAAAAGAAGCATTTGAAGAAGGTGATTATGGTGAGACAGCATTAAAAGCCGGTCTTACAACATTAGCAGCTTTAGGTTCTATTCCTTTATTTGGTTTTGCAGCTAGAGGTACAAAAGCAGGTGCTAAATTATTATCAAAAAATATTGATGATATAATTAATAAAACTGCTTCAACCAGTGTAGATGAAACTGCACACGTTATTGATGATGTTGCTGAAGCAGTTCAAAAAACTACTTTAGATAAAGTAACACCTAAAAATACTGTAAAGGCATATAAATTATTTAAAGTAAAAAATAAAAAGTTGTTTCCTTTATTTGTAAAAATGAAAGGTAATAAAGATTTACCAGTTGGTAAGTGGATTAAATCTGAAGCAGGTGAATTAGCAAAGTCAGGTAAAGTAAAATCTTCTGCAGGAGAGTTAGCATATAGACCTGGATTTCACGCTGGAGAGTTTCCAGTAGCTACACACATTGGTGGAAAGGTAGACCCTGCAACAGGTAATAGAATTACAGATAGAAAATTTAAACCTAATATGAGAGAAGATAATCAAGTATGGGCAGAAGTAGAATTACCTGCAGATGTAGATTATCAATCTATTGCTAATAAAAATGCTAGAATAAAAAAAGATGGTATGCCAGATGCAAGAACTGCACATATTACAGATAGAATACCATCAGGAGGATTTTATAAATATAATACAAATCCTAGAATAAAAGAAACAAGTTGGTTAATTGGTGGAGAAATGAAAATAAATAGAATATTAAAAGATGGTGAAGTTAAAGCTATTAATCAAAGTGGAGGAGTAAAAGATTTACCAAGAAGAAAAGAATTATTAGGAGAGGATAAATAATGGCAGTAGAAAAAAATCCATTTGAGAAAAAAGAAGAAACAACAAATGTAATATCAATAAATACACCAAAGCAAGATGAAGGTGTATCTTTTGAAGTAGATACTGATGGTGGAGTTACAGTAAACTTTGGTGAAGAAAATATAGAAGAAGAAGTAACAGCAAAGGAATACTATTCTAATCTAGCAACAGATATGGATGAAGAAGTATTAAAAGATGTTGCACAAACAGTTATTGGAAACTTTCAAGCAGATAAAGATTCTAGAGCAGAGTGGGACTCTATGTTTGAAAGAGGTTTTGATTTATTAGGATTAAAACTAGAAGATGCTACAGAACCTTTTGAAGGTGCTTGTACTGCAGTGCACCCACTATTAATAGAGTCTGCGGTGAAGTTTCAATCTAAAGCATCACAAGAATTATTTCCTGTAGGTGGGCCAGTAAAGGCACAGATATTAGGAACACAATCTGTAGAAAAACAAGAGCAGGCAAATAGAGTTCAAAACTTTATGAACTATCAGTTGACTGAACAAATGCCAGAATACTTTGATGAATTTGAAAGAATGCTTTTTCATTTACCTCTAATAGGTTCTGCTATTAAAAAAGTTTATTATGACGCTGGTATAGAAAGACCAGTATCTGAGTTTGTACCTATTGACCAATTTTATGTATCATACTATGCAAGTAATTTAAGAAAAGCAGATAGGTATACACACGTTATATATCGTAATCCTGTAGATATGCAAAAGGATATTGAGTCTGGTATTTATTCAGATGTAGAATTACCAGAAGCATCTTATCCTAATCAAACTAATCTATCAGAAAAATTAAATACTATTATGGGACTATCACCAACTGCAGAACATGACCCACAATATGTATTATTAGAACAACATTTACATCTTGATATTCCTGACCCAGAGTGTCAAGAAGGTGAGTTTGCTCCTTACATTGTAACTGTAGAACAGGAGTCTCGCCAAATATTAAGTATTCGTAGAAACTATAGAGCTGGTGATACAAATAAA